TATATCTTATGTCCAATTCATCTTTGAACTCTGACGAAAGTACACCCATAATTAGCAATCTACTCAATTTGGGCAATGGATGGTCTATCACGAAATCCGACTTCATCAAAACTGCATCCATGCCGTATTTGCTTACCTTCAGGAAATCAAACATACAAGCCCCGAACACATAATCATCCAAGAACCATAAGTAACAGAATGGCGCAGAACCGAGGATAATACCCTTTTTCAAGTAAATCATACGCAGATAATCAATCTCTGCCATAGAAGCACGTACAAACCGGAGTTTGCTTTTATCCGTAAGCATATAATCATCCGGCAGTCGTTTATATTTTAAAGGAATGATAGTACGCCTTTTAAAACTGCTGTCTCCACTTTCTACCACATTAGACCAAATATATGTGCGTTGGTCTTTGAATACCTCTCTTCTGCCCATAAATCCATGCTGCGAGAGAGCCATGTAATTAACTTGTTCTTCATCTATTTCTGCATATTTCGTTTTAATTCGTTCTTGCCATCCGAGGTCATCCATCAAGAAACGTTGCAATGCGTTACTTGTAGCTTTCATGCCGGAATGAAATTCATTCTGATAGATTAGTATATCATCCTCTTTACAATTAAGAATCGCATCCGATATATCAGCACAATAAAGCACTTCAATAGACTTACTTTTAAGGTTATCTACTATATTTTGATAACGTTCCGTATACTTCTTATGGTAATGCTCCAACTTTGCCATAAAATCGTCATAAAGCGATTTGTGATAAATATCCTGTGAGTTCTTATGCTTCTTGATGGCATTAAAAAGGTGAATAGTGGCAATAATTTCAGCAGGATTTTCGGATTTGATACTTAGAAACTTATATTCTTCATTAAAGCGTAATTCTTGTATTTCACCTTTGATTGCTTTATACATCATGTAGATAAAATACTCCTTTGTATACACCTTAATTTCACGGTTGGTAAGTACCTGCTCTATATCCATATAATACGAGTTTACCACATGGGCTACATCGAATTTGGAGGCCTCTTTCTTGATAAAGGAAAGCATACGGTTGGATTTCTTAAACATGGAGCCTACCACTGTAACATTATCCGAGTGTTCTGCTGCCCAAAGTAACGGTTTATGTCTTTGGGGAACCTTAGAATAGTCTATATTGAACACTTCAAGGCACTTATCAATTGTGGTGAGTTGCTTATACTCTTCCATATCTTCATGCAGGTAGGCGTACTCCACAAACGAATACATGAATTTGATTGTCTCCAGTATTTTATCGAAATCCCAGGAGCTATTGAAGATCCTAAATTCTGCCGTTCCTATCTTTCCAATAGAACATAAATTAAGCCAATACCGGATATGCCCTCTGTCTGAACCATTGCTAAAGATCTTCAGCAAGTTATCGATATTATCGGCTTCCAGTACACGCCTTACCACATCCCAAGGTGGACTAGGCACGAGGTATTTCGTTTCCCACCACTCGGCGATGTCAAATATCCGCTTGATAGGATATGCAGTATAGTAGGATAGAACAAACATGCGTTTGATAACATCCAAATCCATATCCTTGATATACAGATGTGCATCAAAACCTTCATTCCACATAAGATAGCTTCCTGCATCTTTCATGGTCTGAATGAAGTCCTTCAGTTCTTGCAGATCTTCTGCACAATAATGGTACGGTCGAGTGTTTATCTCACCGCCAAACTGACCGTGATGCGTAACTGCCGAACCGTCCGAGTTGTTCATCATGGTTAGTTTGTTGTCCGTCCACTTGTAACCGGATGAAAGTGGGATAAGCTGTTTGTCACCATCGGCAAACTCCAACTCCATGCCAAACGTACGTTTGGCAATATAGTCAATCCAAGGTTTATCTATATTCATGTTCTGCATATTTCAATTTAACCAAGGATTTATAATCAGGAACAATATAAATCACATCACCAATGCGATAATCCGAAACATGCTCACATTGCATTATTGAATATTCACTGGAACTGTACTCATATTTCAAATCGGTGTGATAGTAAATCCGGCATTTGTACATATCTGCCATTGAATAACCGCAATCAATAATGAGTTGGTTACGCTCCGGATAAATGCCTATAACCTTTGCTTGTAACTCAATTCCATTAAGACCTTGCTTTTCTTTGTCAACACAATATGGGATTGTACCAAACAACATATATTCACCAATACGAACATCACTTATGAAACTAGGCAGTTTACTATTTTGCCCAAGCCAAAAACTACCTCCCAAGCTGATAGACTCAATATCATTACGCAGACCGTTCCAGATACGGAACAGTTCTTTTTCCGAAGGGTGATTTTCATTCAGACAACCGGAAGTAATCAAACCATATATATGGGAGCTTGAAAGTGTCCTTATTTCATTGACCAACTTACTTGCTTCATAAATGCTTAAGCCTTCTCTATTATCACATGCATTAATCGGAATATAAAAATTATGTATTCCTTGGCACGCATTTCCATTGATAGTAAGATATTTCCAAACATCCGCAAATGATGTAACCACAGCACCGCTATTCCCCTTTACTGCCTTTCCGATAGAATAGCATATACTGTCTTTTAAATGGAGTCCAAAAATCTTATTTCTTATCTTATCCGATATATGCTCATAAATATCTTCATAAAAATCCTTGAACATTAACGAAATAGGGACATTAACAAATGATTGAGCCTTTTCAATGTTTTCTATTATATTCTTGGTATAGACTATAACTTTCATAGTTCCCACTTTAAGATTAAACGTTCAATTTCTTTGTATTTGGTATCTCTTTTGAATGAGAACCCTGCATTGATGAAACTCTTCATGCTTGCCTCATTCTTAGGCGATGTCATAGCAAATATCTCTTGCGAGCCATTGGAAATCAGTTTGGCAATATTGGCATTGAGAAGGATATACTGAAATCCGTTCCCCCTATAATCAGCATGAACAAAGCATTTATCCACGTAGGCTGTACCGTATTCAGTGCAATAGGCAAGTGAGTAGGCAACCAGCTTGTCATTTACCAACAACCCGAAACTGCAACCGGATTGCAAGCACTTCACTATATCTTCCGTCTCAGAGGGAAAACACATATCCGGATTGGCAAGAAGAGTCCGCTCCATCTTTTCAATATCGGACATATCAGACATGGACAAAACTTTTACTTGCATTTTGTACTCAATGTTTCCTTTTTCAGTTGGGAACAATGGTTCGTAACGGTCAATCCATGCTTTAGAGAGAAATGTATCGATATCAACTTTAGGCAACAATGCTTTTCTGCAACTGTCGAAAACATCTAATACAAATTCCTTATGCTTAGCAAGTTGTTCGCTTTTCAACGGACACTTACCACTACGAAACACAAAACTTTTTTTCACCGATTTTACCCACAAAGGATAAGTTTTACACATAATAGGCTTGTAACCATTATCACATGATTTGCAGTCTTTAGCGATACATTTTACCTTTTTACCGCCAAAGTAATCATCATCTATAATCTGTAAATGGGAGATTTCTTTTTCATGCCCGTCAAGTTCATGGGGCAAAATTACAATATGTCCGTCTGATCCGAACGAACAACACTTCCAACCGCATCCGGAGTTTTCACATGCTCTTATTAGTCCTTTATTGCTCATATATTTAAGTTGTATATAACTTCATATACATTTTGCGTTAAATGCCTGCCGGGCATATTCCCAGCAGGCTTAACACAAAAAATCAATCATCTGCAAGCTACTTGCAAGAACACTTATGCAGTCCTTCGGCTTCTTTTAGTCGTGTCAGATGGCAATTTCCATCACCCCGTAAACTACACAAGCTTTAATGTTTTTGCTTTTGCTTATCGCTACTATAAGGGTTGAGCGGAAACAGGGAGTCGAACCCCACTCTTTGGCTGGAATACCAACGCTCTACCGATGAGCTATTTCCGCAAACGCTCGTCTTTCCGAGCTGCCAACATTATGAACCGCCATGTAGCCACAGTCAACATTCACATGATTTTGTGAAGATCTACCTTGATTGATACCCTTTGGACTTATATGGGTTTTACCATACTCTCTCAATCTACTATTTTCTTCTATATATCGGTTGCTCCCATAACAACCTCAAATTTTAGAAAATGGTGCGTTCATTGATACAAGGCTGTGGGAACTCAAGGATTCGAACCTTGTTCTTCGGATTTTCAGTCCGACGCATAGACCATCTTTGCTAAATTCCCTTTTGCCTATGCTGTCAAACCACCGCTTGCTTGGCAAATCTGGCAGCATTCCATCAAACGCTATTGATGGTTGGCTAATAATTCTGGGTTATCGTATATATTTCCTTTTATTTCATATTCATATAAAACGGTTCCATGTTCATGCCCATCATTCCAATCTGAGGAATATACAAAATCTGACACAATGTAACCTTTATAAGTTTTATGTTTTATACCAAAAACTCCGTTATCAAAACTCACTTCACCTATAAACCCATAGTCATATCCATCTGTAACTATTCGTTCAACAATGTCACCCTCATATATTTCTTCCCCATTCTTGTCAAGCAAGCCTGTGAACTGACCAACAGAGTCTTCCTTCACTTGCTCCCAATCGTCAAGTGTACCTCCTTGATGAATCATTGGAAAGTGGTCGTCATCGTCTTGAAATAACCAACCGATAATCCATTTTCCGCTTTCAACGTGTTTACCTCTAAACTTAATATTTCTTCTCATACTCAAAACAAACTTGCTTGTTCATACTTAGGTTCTTTCTTCTCAACAACTCCAAACTCTTTGATTTCAATACCTGTCTTTTCAGTAAGCCACTTAGCCAAAATATGCCGATGGCAGAAATCACCCGGCTTTTCGTAACAGCAGAGAGCAACATCTTTGCCTTCACTGAGTCGCTGGATGGTTTGTATCAAATCTTGTGGATTGACTTTTGCAAGGACATCATTCAAATACATATTCGTGTATTCTTCATAAGTCCATTTATCATCCAGCATATATCTTTTTGGTGCAACCTCTATTATTTGAGGAGCATTATAATATCTTGGCTTCCCTAACGCAACACATATCATTTTTACGTTTGCGGCTGCCAACTTTCTGTAATTTCCGAAATAACTTGTGTAAATTTTCATTGCTCTTTTTTTTATTTTTATGGTGTAAAGATATAAAATATGGCGTAAAAAACGTCACTTTTAGTCATAAATTTATTTAATTTGATGATTTTATTGTCTCAACCTTGTAACATTTCATCATGTGATCTGTTTCGCACCCCATATTGAAAATATTGCCGAGATAATATTTGCGTACTTCTTGCCATGATAAGTTGATAGGGGTAACGAACCAGTCTTTATTACCTTGTTCGTCTTTTAAATACACTTTTACAGTTGTTTTCATTGCTCTATATTTTATCCGTTATACGCTGCTGTTATCTTTTCTGCTTTCAATTCTTTGGTAAGCTCTCCATTCTTGTAGAAGCGCACAGCAACAACTCTCACCGTTTCTGACAAGAACCGGCCACAATCATTGGTTAACTTCACTTTTAGCTTGCTTGCCTTGGCTAAACTTTTTGTACGCTTCTTTATTGTGTTTTTGAATCCGAAAACATAATCTTCGGTATCAATCTCAAATGAATATGTAGTGGAATACATCACTCTTTGAAGCTCTTTTGTTAGTTCTGTTACTTTGCTCATTTGCTCTCTTCTATTATTAGTCGTTATTATTTCCAAGAAGTTCTTGTAAAGCAGACTTATATCCGTCCAACGCCTGTTGTGTATATCCCAATCTGAATTTTTTATCTGCTGAAAGAGAGTCGTTGTTCAATCCTTTTTCAATAGCTTCAATGTTTGCTTTGTAGTATCTGATAAGTTCTTCTGTTTTCATTGCTCTTGACTTTTACTTGTTATTAATAGGTGTTATTTTGATATTGTAAAGATACAAATAATATATTGAATATCAGTATTTTACATCTTAAATATCGCAAGCTTAAACTTTGTTTAACTTTCTATATTTCAACGTGTTACCAAATTTTTCAACGGTGGTGCCGCTCCGCTTGTTGCCTCCACGCCTGGATAGTTGGTTATTTAAACACGTGATCTATAAATACCGTATTAGTTTGCCATTCTCCGCGCTTTTTGAAAACAAAATACCCGCGTATTGTTGCCGTTTCATTCATTCCGTTTGCAAAATCATAAGCGGCTTGTTGGTCCTTTCCGAATTCTTCGTTTATCGTTCCGCTGTTATTGCTCACCCTATAGCGTAGCTTTGCAGGGGCTTTTGTTCTATCTGTAATAATATTCATACTTTCCGTTTTGTGCAATTGCTTGCGGTTAATACTTATTTCCCTTGTAATCCTGTGTGGTAGCCATCAAGCCATATTAACAACTCTTTTGGGGTGTAATAGCCGCTTATACGCTTGTTCGGGTAACGTGTCGTTATTTCTCCGTTGTCGCCATCCGCCAATATTATAGCGTATGTATGTTTCGGCAAACTCGATGGATTGAGGGAGAAACCATTTGCCCTGCAATATGATTGTAATTGCCTTAACGCTTCTTTCTGTGTTAGATTCATATTCTTATGGTGCTGATTTCAACATATATTTTGATAAAAGGATGGATTTACTTTTCTCTATCTCGCTATTGGTGTCAATACCAATCTGCTGGTAGAACCCGGCATTACCAGAAAGACATTCATACGCAATTTTCAATGTTCTGCGTTCTTCTTTGGTAAATCCAATGCGAAAAGTGGAGGAAATTGCTAGTGCGGCTTTTAAATCACCGCACTGGAGTAATGAAATCGCTTTATTGGTTTTCGTTTTCATCTCCCCACAACTTTTTAGCAAGTTCGTAATTCTTTTGTGCTTCATTAACTGCTTTCTTGGCATAAGTAAGAGTATAAGCATGTTCACGCGGATATTTGCCAGACTTTACACCTTCATGGTATTCTTTCGCTTGTTCCAACTTGTGTTCGTAGAAGTCAATGCTTTCCGGCATAGACAAATTGATCGTGTTGGCACGTTTCTCCCAATATTGGGTCACTCTTTCATGTTCATTTGCCTTATCACTGAACTCAACGCTTTTACCCATGTTGTTCCAGGCATCATCTATCATTTTGCGATGACCTCGTTCACTATGGTGCCCTACTTTGATGGGCTCGCCTAAAGAAAGAAAATCTCGATGTTTATTCGATTTCTGAAAATACTCATTACTTTTTTGCACTGCTGATACGGCCCATTCACGTCTGCGTTCCGCTCTTTGCTTAGCCCATTCTTGAACGTTAAAGCCATCAGCCCGGGCGATGGAGTAATAATAAAAACCATCTTTCTCGAGAATTAGATTGAAAACGATGCTTTCGTTTTCTTTGCCATACTTGGTGGTAACTAGAATTTCTTCACCTTTTTTGTGCATCTCTTCGCACTTTGCCAAAAACACGTTTGGCGCAAACTTGTAATATGTGTTCATTGCTCTTATGTATTAAATTGCTAACTTTAATATTTCTATATCTCGAATAAGTCTATTGGCTCTCTGCCTTTCATTACTTGCAAAGTCTTCATTACAGATACTTTCGTAGAATGCCGCATTTTCTTCTGCTTCTTTTAACGACATCTCTTTGCGTTCTATCAAAGACTTTATTGTATCAATATCATTGCTATTAATAATTTCTTCTAAAGCTGTCTTCTTTGTTAATTCGATTGTTGCTTTCATTGCTCTTGTCTTTTAATTGTTAGTAATATTGGTTTCTTTTAAGTATTGTAAAGATACTCATTATCAATGAATTAGCCAAATATTTACACAATTATTTTAGTCGTAAAATACTCATAACCAAAGATTTAACTTTTAGAATAAAACAGCAGACATGATACAGATGATGCATCGGAAATGGTTACTTTGTATAGTTTGCTCATGGATTTTTCTTTTTAAGTATTTCAACACATTCCTTTACTCCATCATCGAAACCTTGTTTATAGCCTTTAGTATATTCCCCTATATTATATACCGTCATTGACAGAAAAAATAGAAGGATACCCAAAGCCTTATACCAACTAGGAAGCGAGATGGAAAACGGCTTGAATGTAATTGTAAGATCTCCAACCCATAATATAGCTATTATGAATATAATTGTAAATAAAATTGTTTTCATCGCTTATTTTCTTTCAATAATTCCGGATTATCATATATGTTACCTATCACTTCAAGATGATTACCTTTGCACAATAAAAATCCACGTTGATTATTTAACAAACGAAACCCACCATCAATATAATCTACTGAAAAATTGTCGTAACCAGCAACATTGGAACAAAAAACTCCATTAGGAATATCAATCCCATATTCTTTTTTGACTATATCCCCCTCGTAAATCTCTTTGCCGTTCTTGTCACATAATCCGGTGAACTGTCCTACTGTTTCAGGAAGAACTACACAAGTTGTCTTTTTTGGAATAGGTTCAGCATCTTCAACGAGTGTAATAGTTGGGTAGTATCTTGGATATGTTGTCAAAGATCCTTCTATCCACTGTCCTGTTTCAAATTCTTTCCCTCTGAATTTTATTTCACGTTTCATAATCAATATCTTTTTCCGTTCAACATAGGTCTTAATTCGTTATATCTTTGTTTTTGCTCGATATGCCAAAGCAAATCTATGTCAAGATGTTTGGCAAGTCCAAAAATTGACTGATACATGGCGGACATATCCTTCTATCTTATCCATCTTGTCTTCCATGCGTCTGTGCCACTTGCTTACCAAGATTAAGGTAAACATCAAAGCACAAGCATTTAATAAGGTAAGGATACCTTTAAATATTAATTCTGCTGTTTCCATAACAATATAATCTGTTAATCAATAAGTTCAAATTCATAAACGAACATGAAAGGGTTGCTTTCCCATATACATTTGCCTAATAATTTGCATATGAGAGCGACAAAGGCTTGTTTTGCATTAGGATACTTATACTTTCCAGATTCATCAAAACTATATGTAAAACCCATGCAATCGGTATGCGGTGAATCAAATCCTAAAAAATATTTTCCTATACCTTCTTTCATACAACTTTCATCATCTATATCTTGGAGTCGTTCAATCTTAACATTGATAATGCGGATATGATGTGTCATGGCATCAGCGCGAACAAATAACTTGTTGCGCCAACCTTTGCTATTCTTCCAACTACTAACTAACATATCAAGTGTTTCCAACCCTTGTTCATGGTAAACGGTTTCATAACTTTGAGCAATGGCATAAATTTCACCAACTTTGTATCGAGATAAATGCATTTTATCTTCTCTAAATGTAAATGGAACAATTTGTCTCGCCATAGTCTTCCGACCATCCAATACCGCTTGGGTTAATCCTAATTTATCGTTGAAAAATATCTTCTTCATAATCATATAAGTTTTAATGCTTCCTGTAATCCGGCTTCAAGTGCTTCTTCATAAATATCCCATTTACCACCGTCATTAGGTCCTTCATAAACAGAACTAGTTATATGAGTTCCATTATCAGCTTTAGATATTTCGTATCCATAGCCACAAGCACAGTTATATACACATATATGAATGTTTTGGGTTTCACGTAACCACTTTTGGGCGATGGATTGTGTAGGGGCGGGGAGTTTTAATACATTTGTGTTTATATAGGCATTACACTTAAATAAAACATCTTTTGTATAAAAAGCCATACAATCTTCCCTAAATCCTTTCTCTTTCAGCAGTTTCGCTGTTTCTAATGTTACAAATTCTTCGGTCATGGTTATTCTCCTTTACACTCTTTACACTCTTCACAATGTAATTTATAAGCATGGGCAAACATCCCTAACGTAACAGGGTCAAAGTGAAAATCTGCCTGTTTATCTTCTATGACAACTGAAACACATAATTGGCCGTCGCAAAAGTCAATATATGCCTCACCACCTCCATCCCCTCTAATAGAAAAGGTTTGTGTCTGTACACTATCCATGATTCTCCTCCTTCTTTAATATTGATTGTAATGGATCAAAATTCATATTTACTTGTTGTACCCTATCTATATCATACCTTATATTAGTACATTGTAAACTGCTTAAAACGTTTGACATTCTAAACGCAGGAATTACCATACAAATATCAGTTAAAACGTCTATCAACTGTTCTTTATTTAAATGTTGCAACTGAATCTTGATCATATTCCGTATTTCTTCCTCATTCATTATTATTCCTCCGATAAATTAATCACTCCATATAAATGTTATCAACCAAATAATTACAGAGATGCCAATCGCACCCAATGTAAGAGCACCAAATCTTGTTACAATCTTTTCCAGTTTCTTATTCCTCATAGATTCTTCATCCCAATTGTATGCTATAGTCAATCCCATTTGAATGAATAGCATTATAAGAACTACTGAAAATAATATTTTTGTCAAATCATCCATTGTTACCTTCCTTTAACCTTTTAATCAAGGCATCAACGCAATTCAACGAATATTTAGCGGCTACCTCAGAATTAATACCATTATCGTTTTCTATAACAGCTTTAAGAATGTCTTTCGCCAATTCGTACCTACGTTGTTCCCAATCAATAGCTGAATTTCCAAGATTTAAAAAGTCAAGTTCACACTCTCTGAATACCATATTATCACATACATATAGGTTATCTCCACTATGTAACGCATTGGTATTCGTTTTCGGAATTACATCTACCAAAACCCCTGTTGATTTTACTCTTGCTTTCATTGTTTAATTTTCTGATTTAATAATAGTACCGAATGAACGATACCTACGCCAAACCATATTTCCACGTTGAATACTAGTAAGCCAATCACAAGCCTTAAATACTTGTCCTACATTATATAAAAATGGTCGTTTTTGTATTTTTCTTTTTATTCTTGCTTTCATATTTAATCGAAATACATTACTTTCTTACCTATACATACTTTGAACCTTGAAACAGCTTCACTATATTGTGTAATACTATTGGGATTATATTTGTTAACAAAACATCCAGTACGTTTATGGTATCTGACACAAGCATTTTCAGGAGATTTAGCCAATATCTCTTTCTCATCTCTAAAATCAAAAAACAAATTATCTCTGTATGATACCTTATACCACTTCACTTGGCTTCTTATCTTTTTAAAATACTTTGCTTTCATTGTTCCTCCTTTGTTTTAATATCCGTTACTTTGCCACGACACTTAAATTCATTATTTATTATATCTGATACCGAATATAAATTAACCCAACATAGACACGCGTTCCCAAATTCATTTTGACATAAATCGCGTAATGAACATTTTGAACAATCATTACGTTTCGTTTCCTTTAATTCATGCAGCACTCCGTCTATTATTATTCCGTTCTTTATTTCCATATTGTCTAATTAATTTGATTGATTGATTCGCTTTGTTGATTTGTTTACTCTGCCATAGTGTCTAACGCAAATAGCATTTGCCTTCATCGAGCGTCCTAATCCGTATAAATACTCCATGCGTACATTTCTACGGATATTCTTCATTATCTTTTTTGCTTGTCTTAATTTCATATCTCAATCTCCTTTCTGTTTAATCCGTTCAAGTACATCCCTGTTGGCTTCGAGTATCTCATCGAAAGACGTGATTTCTCTCCAATGAGTAACATCCCAAGGTCGGAATGTTTCATAGGCGTAATTGTCATTCCAGAAGTATATATTGCTATCTTCTTCTATATCATAACATGCAAGCCTAATAACACCATCTTTAAGTCTTATTAATACAGGCTTTCCTTCCTCCGGCAACCGTTCCTTCACACTTATCCAAGGGGGCTGCTTTGATTGCCATTCGGCGCCTTTCACAAATGCGGCTTCTGCAATTTCATCATGAGATAAATATTCAAAATCATCAAGTGATGTGTGCGTACCATAAGTAGTTAATGTTTCGGCACTTGCCATTCTTGCTTCTATCGCCGCTTCTTCTACTGTCTGTTTGGTTTCTTCTTTTGTCATAGTTCGTCAAACTCTTTTTGTAATGTTTCTATCTTATTATCCAAAGCATTCATATAGTTCCGAAAGAAATCATTACCAAAAATTTCTTCCTTTAATCGTACATCATTGTGCATTTGGCTATATGTGAATATCAATCCACCGCCATACCGGATATTTGACCTTTCAAGTTCTGCCTTATGACTTTTGTATTTTTCTATTTTCTCGTTGAGTTCTATTGCTCTGTTGAATTTACTCTTATCCATATATCTCCTTTCCACCTATCCCGGCAGTATATACATTGCTACCGGGAATAGGTAATAAATTGTTGTTTTCATATCTGTTCAGTTTGCTATTAAAATCTATTCAATACGATTTGCTCTGCTTCCAGAAAGGTATTAGCCCATTCTTTTTCGTTGCAGCTAAAAAACGATATGTAAAAACTCCCTTTGCAGCTACCGATAAATGCTACTTCGTGGCTACCTATGTAATAGTGCGCTCCATCTGGTTTATAATACGTTTTTATTTCTTTCATTTTTGCTCGGTTTTGAGAATTATCCATTAAACTTAAGCTCATCCATATATCCCATCTCTTTCAAGCGGATATTGAACTCTTCAATCGAATCATTATTAGAAATGAATCGCTCAAGAACATCGTTAAAAGGGTGCAGATCGTTTTTTAAAATATCATTAGCCTCTTCTTCTCCACGTTTCTTCCCTAATCGGTCTTTGCATACTTCTATGTAATCATCTTTTGTCATATTGTAGTGCGTGACTGTATCAACAATTGTACTAAACCTACAATATA